GTGCTCGTGCTGAAGCCTTTCGCAGGCAAGCTCTCAATGAGCAGCAATGCAGGAAAAGCAGGAACAATGGTGCGGGAAAAGCGGAGAAAGGAGAACTCGCTTTGCGCTACCACTTACTAGGTGCAGCGGGCGAAATGGCAGTAGCCGTCATGCTTGGCATGGAAGATCAGCTCTATCAAGAAACAGAAGCAAGACGTGGCTCTGCAGATCTCCCTCCCAATATTGACATTAAAACTCGCTCCCGCCATTATTACGATTTAATCGTGCAGCTTGATGAAAGTCCAGATAAGATATTGGTGCTAGTTACCATTGAAAACCGCATTACACTAATCCATGGTTGGATAAAAGCCAGTGATGCGATGAAGGATCAATGGAAGAAAGATCCGGCAGGTGGACGCCCCGCATATTTTGTCCCCAAAACTGAACTACATTCTCTATCGCTTTTGAAATACAAGTGAATCTAACTTGCAGTCAATTTGCTAAACACGCTCTTGGCTTAGAACTCTACCCTTCCCAGGCTCGCATTCTGGATGAATTCTTTCAGCCAGGCAAGTCGCATGCAGTGTGGGCATTAGGACGAAGAAGTGGCAAAACTCTGATGGCAGCAGTGGCCTGCCTCTATATGTGCTTCGTTTTGGAAGAAGAATATCGTCGCAAAGTTAGAAAAGGGGAACGATGGTATGTGGTGACTGTCGCTAACTCTCAGGATCAGGCCCGCATTGCTCTTAACAACATTCGCCAACTAATCATTGAAAGCCCCTTTGCTCAAGAAATCGTTCGTGAAACTGCCGACATCATTGAACTAAGTAACAATTGCGTATTTAAGGCTATCCCCACGTCAGGCCGTGCTGCTCGTGGTCTTGCTTGCGCAGGAGCAGTGTTTGACGAGCTTGCTTTTGCCACTGAAGGCGATGCAAATAGTGGGGGCCGTGGCATTTATGACGCATTATCTCCCGCCATCGCTCAGTTCGGTGGGAAAGGACGCATTCTTGAACTTTCCTCTCCATGGCTTACTGATGGCATCTTCTACCAACATTTCAAAGAGGCATCATCAGGACGCTTTCCATTTATGCAAGCTGTGAATCTCCCCACGTGGGAGATGAACCCCAACATTTCGCAAGAGTTTCTTGACACAGAACGACAGCGTGATCCCGAGAAATTTAAAGTTGAGTATGGGGCACAGTTTGCCTCCAATCTTTCGGCGCTAGTCAATAGCGATGTAATTGATGCCTGTATTGATGATCGCCGCGCAGCATTACCACCACGTCCTGAATTCCAGGGAGCTTACGTCCTTGCCCTTGACCCCGCCCGTGGTGGCGTTGGCCGTGACGACTACACTGCTTGCATTGTTCACTACGAAAACGGCACTCTTGTCGTGGATAAGTTCCATTCGTTCGTAGCTGATTTTGAAATCAATGGAAGGATGGAAGTCAATATCAATGCAGTGGAAGATTGGATTAAGGAACAACACCGCCTGTACGTGTTTGACACGATTGTGATGGACCAGTTCAATAGTGCTGGCACCATCCAAAGCTTGGCTAGCGACCTGCCTATCACAGAACTAACGTGGACAGTCAGTTCAAAAATGAAGGCTTTCAGCAAAATGCGAGAGCTTTTCAATGCAGGGCAAATTAATATTTATCGTCACGAAAAAGCTTTAATGCAGCTTAAAAATCTTACTGTCATCTATAAACCCAGTGGACAATGGAGCGTCACTGGTGGTAAAGCTAGTGGCATTGATGACTTGGCATTTGCAATGGCTGGTGCCATTCTTGCTGCAAGTAAAGACGACGACATTGGCTGGATCGAAAGCTTAATTTCCTAGTATGATTTTCAAACAATAGTTCTGTTATGAAGTGACTTATTGCAAATTAACTATGGAGGAAACCAAATTCCTCGTAGCACTATTAGAAAACGCTCCTACTAGTAAGCAGACATCCTTGCAGCTTCTTGCTGCTGAACATTTGTACATTCCTACATTGCTCCCAAAGCTAAAAGCCCATGCCAAACGCTTGAAAGAAGAAGAACAGCTTGAACGTGCATGGGAAGCCGAAGCTACTGATGATGACTACATGCCAGATCATGAAGGCGACGAAAGCTTAAGAGAATATGACGCTTGATCAGCATCGTGTTATGATTTCAAAGCTTTCGCGAAGCACGCTGGCCAGCGTTCAGCAGTATCGGGGGATACTGCTTAAAGAAGAGCAAAGGCCATGAGCCGACTCATGGTTAAATGCTGTACAAAGGCGGATTGAAGCCCCGCCCTCAGCTCCTTTTCTCTTCACACCATTGCTAGATTAAAGAGACGTTCGGCCTTAGGGCTGCAGATTCATCGCCGATGGAACGGGCGGCGATTTATCGGGAACCGTCATGAACGTCCTCCAGCTCGTTAAAGAGCAGATTCAAAAAGCTGCTCGTTTGCGTGAAGCTCAAATGGCTTCGCTCGTCTATCGCGGCGTTGCCTACGTGCCCAAGCCTCATTGGTTCTGAGCATTAAGCAAGGGGCCTTAAGGCCCCTTTTTTATTGCCTGCACTGTGCATTCACTATCGTTCCAATGACGAATGGCGTTGGCAACAATTGCAATATTAGTGATTAAATACGAAGCAAAAATAAAAGTGCGAATAATTGCCACCTTGTCCGCTTCGCGATTATGTTTCCCCGCCTTCTCGCCCAGCGCCAGCGCCCAAATTCGCCACATTTGCTTCTTGCCGATGAATGTAAGATTTTAGTTCATGAAGATAAGCCCTAAGCATGGCTGCCTTCTCTAAATGCCATGAATCACCATGTTTTAAATACAAAGCCATGTGGGCATCTACAGCTTTAAGAATTTGATGAATGGGAGCATTCCATGGTTCCCTAATAGGCGTGTTGAATGTCCGGCGACGTTCGTCCACGGCGGAAAAAGTCTTTTATATCTTCAAATGCTACTGGAGCGAAGTCATTCACTTCTAAACAACAGTTGAAATAACGCCTATCAATCTGTCCATTGTCATCCAAAATACGATGACAGTGCAAATGGCCATGTACATTGCCCGTGTAATGCCCAGACAAACACGATGGATGCACGGGAACATGCGTGAAGATTAGGCCACCAGGAAACGTGCTATCGCAAGGATGAAAGAATGCTCCCCTCACGTCTTCAAAATATGGCAAATAGTCCTTCAATGCACCTTGATCATGATTGCCACGAATGAGAATCTTCCTTCCATTGAGACGAGAAAGAAGCTTTAACGATGCGCGAGGAATAACTACATCTCCAAGATGGTAAACAGTGTCACGCTTCCCTACTTTTGCGTTCCATCGTTCAATAATTGTTTCGTCCATTTCTTCACACGATGCGAATGGACGTAGTGGCTCGCCATCGGGACGCAAAAAATCAATCATCTTCGCGTGACCGAAGTGAGTGTCTGACGTGACAAGCGCGCTCATTATTTATATTCACCTACCACGCAAGTCTTTACAAATGGACGCTCAAGACTTTCAATCTTTTTGATGGTCCATTCTTCGGCCTCGTTTGGATCGCAAAATACGTTACGAAAATTCCACCACCAAAGCTCTTTTTCCTGCACTTCATACATGGGTATCCGTGGATCCAGTACTGAAGGCTTTTGGACGATGCGAAACCGTGCCATGGTTCAATGGAGAAGAAAGCTCATCATAGGACAGCCCTAGGAATCGAACCTAGTATTCCAAGCTATGAGCTTGGCGTGTACCACAACACTTAACCGTCAGAGCCCCTCCTGTTTGTGCATCATCTCTGAAAACCATTTTCGCGACGTCACGAAAATGGTCCCCGTTTGAGAGCTAAGCATGGAGGGGGAGTGATGGAGCAAGCGTGACTGGCCTACCGACAATCGGGCTGTGAGTTAACCAGGCGTATCCAAACAGAGGCTTGCCCTCTATCAAAACGCAATCCAGGAAAGGCACTCCACAACCAACGGTGGACCTCGGAACTGGCTGCACACTGCCGACAGAGCAGCAGTGGTGGTAGCCCGATGCCGAAGCAGAGCGGGAACTCACCAACTATATCATGCCCGCCCGTACTGTGGCAGATCATTGTTAGCAGCTTCAAAGAAACTGGGCATTCTGCTGCGAGCCGTATCATTCAGCTCCTCAGCTTTGCCTTTCTCAAACAAGCTATCACTCTGACGCAGCCAGAAATCTTTGTTCAGCCACTTATCCGTGCTCGTCTGCAGCGCATCAAAAGCCCACAATGCAGTGGCACGACGCAGTTTATTCAGGCTCTGACCAGCAGTTTCACCAAGCTCCTTAGCAACAAGACTATGCACACCAACGTGCGTAATCTCATCACGGCTAATGTCAGCGCTCACCGTGCGAATACCCACGTCTCCATTGAAACGGAAAAACGGCAATGCAACAAAGAAAATACTCCGCTCAAGAATGGCAGCTTTCAAAATGGGGTGGGCAGGATGCTCTTGCCATGCCTTAAGGATGTTAAGCACTTCCTTTTCAGCCTTCTCATTAGTGCCATGGGCAGCCGCCACATAGTTCAATGCCTCATCATGCCGCTGTTCATCTTCCTGATTATGACGAAGCGCTTCGACTACGCCAGGCGTAGTAGGAAGATCACGCTCTAGCCCTTGCTCCAGGAAGTCCTTCACAGGTAGCTCCAAATGGCGCAGAGCCAGCAGGTTATAAATGGTGTCCTCGCCGCCTTCCTTAAGCTTGCCCTTGCTAACAGGCACTGCCTGCCAGGGACGCTTTTTAGCAATCATGGACAAATAGGGGCTCTTGACAGCGTTCATGGTCGTAGTATCGTGCAGGTGTGTGAGGAAAGCAAAGGGGGCTTTAGGCCCCCTTCTTTTTTCATTCAGCGCAGGCAGCGCAAAAGCCAGCCTCTAAATTGCAAGACGCAGAAGATCCATCAGCTTCAGACTCATCGTCTAAGCCAAACATGCTCTTAAAATCGTCGTCCAATGCAGCGTATGCATCATCCTTGCGCTGAGTATCAGGAAGGACTTGCAGGCTGTAATAGAGGCTCGTCTGAGATGATTCTAACCAATCGCGAAGGAACCCTTCGTCGTAAATAACCAAATCACTCCACGAGTTAAACGAATAGCCATGGAAGAGGCCAGTGCGTTGATACAGCGAAACAATGCCATCAGCAACGCGCTTGTAGTTAGCCCAGCCCACTTCAGCAGCAATTTCTACATTGCCATAATCAAACGTCTCCACGCCGAACGTGCCGCTGTCACGATCAACAATGCGACCAATGGGAGGGGCGATTTCAGGGGCAGTGGTGAAACCACGAGAAT